AGTCCCAGCATTATTTTTAATTTCCATAACAATATTAACAGTAGCCGCACCTCCAGCCGCTGCACCTACCAGGAAGGAAGAAGCATCCGCTGTATTACCATCAGCGAAGGCCCCAAATCTATCCGCATCTAGTGCTCCTCCTATTACCTTTTTAAGAGCTTGAATAGTGTAGGCACCATCAGCCCCAGAAGCAGCAATAGTTCCTGATGGAATGGTATAAACTTTAGCATCTACTTGCTTTACTCGTGCATTATCATATACTGTAGTAGTAAAACGAACACTAGAAGTTCCACCATATCCAGTACCCGCTCCACCCCATCCCTCAGCATCATTACTTCCTAGGGCTGAAATACCAAGAACATTCCCCTCTGAACCTTGCAATAGTGGAGCCGACTGTGTACCACTAACGAGGAAAGCAGGACATCCCCCAATAGATACAGCATTACTTGCGTTTAAAGCCCCAGAAGCACAACGGATAAACCGCATTGAGTTAGTAGCTTCTAGGATTTCAAGAGCCCCTTCTAGAGCTTGCCCTTTAATATCTTCACTAGGCTCCCCAAAAGTATCAATGAGACCCTGTGGGCTTGTAATGAGGGTTGCCTTCTTACTATTAAGTCCTGCAACTGGTCCTCGGGAGGCAAATCCCACAATTCCAACCACAGACGAATTAATGGTTGGGGGATAATCTGAAATGTCCTTTTCGATGACATATACACCAGGACTTACGAAATTTGGCATTTAAATATCTCCTATTATGCGTTCTTAATAGAAATTAGGTTTCTTTCCTGAAACCTAATAACATGATCAGTAATATATGAAGCGGGAACTTTGATGGTTTGCTTTGGGGTAAGATAAAAATCCTTTACCCCTTTTTCAGTTCGGAAGGGAAGACTCCAACTTTGTAAACTAGTATTAGTAATTGACTTCATATTCTTCTCCATAGATATATGTACTTCGTCCACAGTACTTTTTGATCATTTTTTTTAATAGATTGTCGTATCGACATTAATTTCTTCTATTTCACCTGTCGAAGTGATAAGGAATTTTGGATTAGGAATATACCCCTCTAACTTAACCGTGAAAGTTCGTCTAATAATACGATCTTGCCTATCAGCAGTATCAAAGGTGGAGTTATCAGATTCCTGATCAATGTAAGCTTGAGCTACATTAGTATAAGAATTCTTAACAACCAAATGAGGATTAAACATCAGCCTAATTTGTTCAACAATTTGATCTAGATTAGCCTTATATTTAGCCCAAATATTTATCCCATATTCTATGTCTATTGCTCTTGGTGCTAAACTAATGATACGGAAAGCTCTTTTTTTCTCTTCACTCCAGAAAGACTCATTTACAAGATTAGGAGCATTGCGTCTACGATTATCTGCATTAGCTGAGGAATTCTGATTGATAGAAATGATAGGAAGAATAATGTTATTCTCCTGCTTAAGCTTGGCAATCGTCCTTTCAGGATTAGCATGAATACATTTAATATCAATCAAATTAGTTTCAGAATCAATATAACCTAAGGTTCCTAACTTAGAAATCATATAACGTAGAACTTCTCTATAAAAGAGAGGAATATTATTATACTTAGTAGTACGTTCGTAAATAAGGTTTCGAGCCCATTCAGTAGGAGTAGTTGTACTCCTGGTTACCGATAACTCTCCCGTTCCTGCACTTTCTAGCCAATTAACTTTAAATACCATCGTATTTTTCCTCTAAGGTTTGAATAATTTCAGGTCTACCAAGAGGGTCTGACACCTGTGTAAGAGGAACATCCTGTACATCTGACGAATCACGAAGAAGTTTAGCAGCGCATACTAAATGGTATACTCCATAAATTTCAAAGCTATCTTCCTGGACCTCAAAAATTTCATACCTTTGGTTTTGAAAACGAGGTTGTAGAACGTCACCAGATTTAAGATTTCCTTGAATTCTCTGCTCCATATAGCTCTTATTAAATACAAAGGTCTGGTCATTTGTGAGTTCTATCCCAAACTGACTAAGATTTTCTTCCAACACTCTGGGCTCATAGTGACCCCATACTGTGACAGGCTCTTTGGCAATAGGCTTGTTTCTTTCTTCCATATACACTTTATCATACTGGCTTTCACCTTGAAGATAAGGGAAGTAAAGAATTTCAGACCCTGAAATACGAATCATCTCATCATCAACAATATTAAAAAGATTTATATCAGGATTTGCAGGATCAAAAAAGTTTAATTCTCCACCAGCCTCCTCAATCTTGGGAAGAGGAGGCGGAGTTACACCTACTTTGTAGTTCTTTTTTGACATCTAAATTTGGGCTCCGACGACTGCTGCTACTATAGCCAGAAGAATGGCTATTGTTTGTGGGGTGAACACTTGTGCTACCCATTTATCAAACTTACTCTTACCATCATTTTTATCTCTGGTTGCTTCTTTAATTGTTGCTAGCTCTTCTTTGTAATGCTTAGAATTAATCTCGTCCATTTTATGGTGATTAATTAAATCCTTATAGGTCTGAGCTAACTCAACCTTTACATCTGTAATACCATCTTCTAGCTTACCTATTCTGTTGTAAATGTCCTGTTCCATTAGTATGTTGAGAACCTCGGGGGCTCTTCAAACTCATCTAATAATTTTTGAAACAACTTCTCTTTTTCATCAGCACTTTCTTTTACAAGTTGATCTCCATTCAACTTTGCTCCACCTCCTGGAGAAGGAACTGTTTGATACTTCCCCCTGATTTGACCTAAGGCACCTTTAGCAGCAGCAAGAGAATAGTTTTGAATCCAGTTTCTATAAGCTGGATGAAGGGTATTAGAATCGAGTGCTCTATAAATAACAATAACCACTTGGTCACTTGTTACAGGCTTAGGATTGATATGTAGATATTGATTATTGAGAACAGTAAAAGAACCCTCTTGTCCTAAAATCTTTCTAGTCATCTCTAAATTCTGTTGAAGCAGGTAGAAATCTCCGATCCCAAAGTTCTGGAATAGATAGTTGTCTTGAAAGTATTTAATAAAAAAGTCAAATTCTAGAGTACCAGCTTTTTGCTGAATAGATAGAAGAGTCTTCTTATATACCACATACTCTAAATTATTTAAAATGTATGAAGGTAATTCATAAGTATTAACACCCGCGAGAGTTTGGAAGGCAACGAATTGTGTAGAGAACAAAGGAGCATGGTTGTACATTGTTCCTATGGCTTCATCAATACAAGTTTTAAGTTGATAAGGGGTTAGTTCTACACGTACAACAGGGTGTCCTAATCGTGCTAGAATATAATCTTTGATTGTTTCATCAAAGTGTGTCCATTCCACTCCATCAACCATTGTGGTCGCATTGAGCTTCTCATAATCAATTGATCCACGGGTATCTTCTGCCCCGTCATTAATATTTTTTCCGGCATAGGGAGTAAATGAGTTACCCCATGAAGCAAGATTAGGTTTTACAGGCATTAGTACTCCTACAGATTAATAAAAGGATTCCTTTAAAATATATAGGTAAAAACAAAGAAGCTAGGAAACTTAATTTCCTAGCTTCTCTGCTTTAGGTATTAACTATCCTTAAGAGTTAGTTGGAATGTTCACACCACCACTCTGTTGAGCCTTACTAGCAGGCTGGAAGAGGAAGTTGGCTGAAGCACCAATAAGTCTAATAATACGATAGAATCTAGACTCAGGAGTTACAGCAGCCTTACCATACCTGGTGAGGATTCCCTTCCTTGGTTGGAAGGTCTGCGGATCAGTGATGGTAGGCAGTTGCTGGAGTGGAATGTATGGGCAATAAACATACCCAGCATCCATAGGACCAGAACCCTTATAACCAATCATGATCTCATCTTCGGGATACATCGGATCAACATAAAGATCATACTTACCAGCAAACTTACCCTTGTAAGTAATAGAGTTGGCAGTAATATTCGTTGGACGATCCTTCCATGCCAGTCCACCCTCAAGTTTGGCAGCAGACTCAAGCATAGACGCGACAAGTGGCGAACAGATCAGCCACGTACCAGGACCACGGAAAGTAGTCTTGTAAATGTCGGCGGATGCGAAGTTGATTGCCGCTAGGAGGTTAGAGTACACCTGACCAACATGCTGGGCAGCAAACTTACCAGTGGGACTCATGAAAGTACCTGAAAGATCAAGCAAGAAAACATTGCTGTTGGTACCTGAAGGGTTGAACGCACCAGCATTAGCAAAATCATACAGATACTCTGAAGGAGTA